TTTATCGGCAGGGTCAGGAAAAACCCGTTATAATTCATCATCTTACGGTAGAGGACAGTGTGGATACTCAGGTTGTCAAGGTATTAGAAGGAAAAATATCTCGGCAGGACGCGCTATTAGAGGCGCTAAATTTGCATTAATATAGAGCATGAAACCAATAACAATTTATAAAGTCAACGCGGTAAGAACCAAACTGTCCGACGAGGAGATCGACCCCATTGAGCAGGATGAGCCGGAATCGCACCCTGAAATAATTGCGGAGGGGTGGGTGCCATGGGATGCGGAAGACCTTTTGGACATTCAAAGGCTGATTGAGAACCGCATGCCGGAGCAGCAGAAGGTTGTTTTAGAGGCGTTCTTGGAAGGCAAGTCCTATAAAGATATTGGCGTAACAGAAAAATATTGGCGTTGGCATTTTGCCAAGGGCATTGAGTTTATTAAGAAGGAGCTAAGGGTATGACTGTATTTGTTGTAGAACATATGGAAGACGGTATCATGCACATTGACGTGGAAGAAACCGAAGACTTGGACACAAACCAGTTTGGCAAGATTAATAAAATCTTTTTGTGCGAAAACCACGAAGAGGCAGACTGGGTAGTTAGTCAATTAATGGATGGTGTTGATGATGTCTCAATTTGATGTCATTAATAACCCAAGGCATTACACCAAACACCCTAGCGGCGTGGAGTGTATTACCGTAACGGAGCATATGAACTTTAACCTAGGAAACGCGGTTAAGTACATTTGGCGGGCGGATTTGAAAAATGATGCCATCGAGGATCTACGTAAGGCGAAGTGGTATGTGGAACGTGAAATTCAACGGAGGTTAAAAAATGTTGATTAAATTAGACGAAGACTTTACCGATGAATTAGTCGGTAAGATCTTGATTCAAAACTATATTAATTTGAACCAAGATATTGAAAGGGTCGAAAATACCAAAATGTGGGCCCATGAAGATGATGTTGCCCTATGGAAACGCGTGGTCTACGCCCTTGAAATTCTGGGCGAATGGTACGTGTATGATTTCAAGGGCAAAGTTGAGGAGGCCAAATCAGATGAAGAGCTTCAATAACTACGACCGCTTTGATCTGGAACAAGGTATTCTGGATGTGTGGGGAACCACCGAGCTGATTGACGAATACCTGCGCGAAAAGTTTGATGGGCCCGAGTACCTATCAGAGGACGATGAACACAACCGGCTGGCTGCCATTAAGGAAGTCCTTAACATGAAATGCCAACGGCTGTGGGATGGTTTTGAAATAATGATTAAGACCAAACAATTTAGCCCCAAAAAGGCCGTACTAGAAACAGAGGAAGATTTAAATGATTGACATTGAGAAAACCGTCGTGACGTTGAAATACACGTTGCAAGATATTAACGAACTGATTAACATGATGAACAAGCCCTTTGCTGTGCCAGTTTTGGCATGGGCTAATTACATTAACGACATTCAGTTACAACTTAAACCCCAGATTGAAAAATTGAACGAGGAAGAAAATGAACAAAAAGACTAAAGAACAATATGTCCCCAAGGGCTTGCCTAAGGATGGAATGCTTGACACCAAAACAGCCGAAGTTGCCAGCGCACTTGTTAAGGCGTTTATCAACAAGGAGGTTATGGGTGACCTGCACCGAACCATCCAGCAGGTAGAGGCCATGAAGGCCGCGCCACCAAAGGGCGTCCCTGAAAAATAATTTGCATTAATATAGTTAGGAGAACTATATCATGGCAACTAAACCCGGACTCTACGCAAACATTCACGCAAAACAAGAGCGCATTAAGGCGGGCTCTGGTGAGAAGATGCGGGCTCCGGGTGCCAAGGGTGCGCCGACCGCCAAGGCGTTTAAAGAGTCTGCTAAGACCGAAAAGAAGAAAAAATAATGGCAGTCAAACAGAATTTTAAATTTACGCCGGAGCATGCTGCTCAGGTTATCGAGCTGGGTAAGCAGGGTGCTTCCCAGAAGACCATGTACGCCTCGCTGGGCATCAGCAAGGCCACCGCGGCGCGTTTGAAGAAGGAAGACCCCAACTTCGCCGAGGCCATGGACATGGCGACGGTTCATGGTCAGGCATTTTGGGAAAAAGAAATCCTTGCCAACATTGAGAATAAGGCATTTAACAGCCGCCTGGCAGAAATCGCCCTGCGCGGCCAATATCCAGACGATTACCGCGAAACCCGCGACAGCAAGCTGGATGTTAAAGCCGAGGTGACAATTGATTTTGCTGGCGCTGTGGGTGACCTGATTACCCAACTCAAAAAAGCAGGTTAATCCGCCCCTACCGCGGTAAAATAAATATAAATAAAGGGCCCTCAGGGGCCCTTATTTTTTGCATTAATATAATTACCCAACACTCTCTAAAAAGGTAAAAATGGCTGCTCATGCACTCCTAAGCGCGTCAGGATCCAAGAGGTGGCTTTCATGCACTCCAAGTGCTAGACTGGAAGCCACACTGCCAGAACAACGACGAAGTTCTGGGTCGTTCGACTTTTCTCAGGAGGGCACTATGGCGCACTCTCTTGCCGAGATTAAACTGCGCCACCATTTTGGACAAATTGGATACGAGGAATATGCAAGAGAATTCGAAATCATCAAAGCGACGCCGTACTACAACGAAGACTTCGAGGCTGCGGTGGACGATTATGTCTTATACGTTCGCAGCCAAATTGGTGAAGGCGATAATCCATTATTTGAACAACGCGTGGATTTCAGCGACTGGGTACCTGACGGTTTTGGTACTGCGGATGTCATCATACTTTCCCGGTCAGCCGTCCGTGTTATTGACCTTAAATTTGGAAAGGGAATCCCGGTCTCAGCAATCGACAACCCCCAGCTTAGGCTCTATGCCCTTGGAGCTTGGAACAAGTTCAAGGACGAGTACCCGGAAATTAAAGAAGTCATCTACACCATCCACCAGCCCCGACTTGAAAGCATCAGCACCGACGCCACCAGCCTCCACAAGCTGGTTGACTGGGCCAACTACTACGTTAAGCCAAAAGCCAAGAAAGCGTGGAGCGGCGCTGGTGAGTTCCTCCCCGGAGAATGGTGCCAATTCTGCAGAGCCAAAGCGACGTGCCGCGCCCGCAGCGATTTTAACACCGAGCTTGCCAAACTCGAATTCAAAAAGCCAGCCCTCCTCAGCGATGACGAGTTCACCGAAGTCCTCGACAAAGCGAAAACCCTCAAAACGTGGGCCAACGACGTCGAAGACTACGCCCTCACCCGAGCAGTAAACCAAAACGTTGTGCCACCGGGTTACAAGCTGGGCACAACAGCCACCCACCGCAAGATCAAAGACCATGCCTTGGCAGCCATGGTGCTGGAAGAAAAGGGCATCGACCCCGCCAGCATGTGGGAGCCGCCAAAGTTAAAGTCCTTGGCTAACTTGGAAAAGTTGGCAGGTAAAGGACATGTGGTACAATGGCTGGGTGAGTTGGTGGTAAAGCCTGAGGGCGAGCCAAAACTGGTTAAGATCAAAGAGACCGCAAAGGATGACTTCGTATGAAATTCCGCAAGAAACCCGTGGTGATTGAGGCGACACAGTGGTTCGAGATGGGGGATCATCCGGCCGTGCGCTTTGGGAAATTCACTAAAAGGCCCCTTATTGATACCCTTGAAGGGGAGCATTATGTCCTCCCCGGCGATTGGATTATTACTGGCGTAAAGGGTGAGCATTACTCATGCAAGCCAGACATCTTTGAGATGACATACGAGGTGGCAGAATGAGTTCTTGGTTGATTGCCCTTGTGGGCTGTGTTTATTTCTGGATTGCTTGCGACCTGTTGTTTAAAGGCAACGTTGGGCTGGCAATCAGCTTTTTCGGTTACTCGCTGGGCAACGTAGGCCTTTACATGGTCTCGTCGGCGGGGTAACATGGAAAAAGAAAAGTACGTTGTTGAAGTTCACATCGACGCCGACATGGTTGAAGATTACGTTGACGACTTTAGGTTCCTTGTTGGCGGCCACCACCGCAAAGAGGTGCTTGCGCTGCGAAGTTCTATCCTTACAGTCATGACGCTTTTGTGGGAAAAACCTGATCTGCTGGAGAACGAGGGCGTTCAAAGCGAGTTGGTCAGAATTATGGCAATGAGAGAAGCTATGCTTGAGTTAGGAATTTTCTATGACGCATAGCCCAAATTGTGCATTAATATCTGTGTTAGTTAAGGTCTTCGAGCCGGTACCTTTAAACCCGGCTCACATCTAAAGAGGTTAAAAATGGCTAAATCCGCTAAAGTTAAGTTCGTAACCGGCAAGGTTCGTTTCTCGTTTGTTCACGTGTTTGAACCCGCAGAAACCCTGAATGGTTCCCTGAAGTACTCTGCTTCGATCTTGATCCCCAAGACCGACAAGGACACCGTAGAACGCTTCAAAAAGGCGTTTGAGGAAGTCAAAGAAGCCAACAAGGCATTCTTTGGCGGCAACATTCCCAAGCTGCTTAAAGGCGGTTTGCGTGATGGTGATGCAGAGAAAGACGATCCTATCTACGCAGGCCATTACTTTATCAATGCCAACTCCAACGAAAAACCCGGCATCGTTGACGCTGAACTGAACCAAATCATGGACAAGAATGAGTTCTACAGTGGCTGCTATGGTCGTGCCTCCATTACCCTGTATCCTTACGATGCCAGCGGTTCTAAGGGCATTGCTGCCGGTCTGAACAACGTTCAGAAGCTGGACGACGGCGAGAAACTTGGTGGCGCAACTAGCGCAGCGGCTGACTTCGCTGTGTAATTGAGTACCTTGTAGCAGGCGGGCGAACTACGGTGTGGTTCGCCCTTTTTTATCATTAACAAAAATAAGAATCCATGGATCAGTATCAAGAATATATTGCAGCTAGTCGTTATGCACGTTTCCTCGACGACAAGGGACGCCGCGAAACATGGGAAGAGACAACCCAGCGTTTTGTGGACTACATCTTTAGCCGCACACCGGCAATTACCCCAGACGAAAAACTGAAAGACAAAATTTATCACGCGATCAAAGACCTGAAAGTCATGCCCTCTATGCGGGCCATGATGACATCCGGCAAGGCAGCAGACCGCGATAATACATGTGTGTACAATTGCAGCTACCTGCCCGTGGATGACGTTAAGGCGTTCGACGAGGCCATGTTCATTTTGCTGTGCGGCACCGGCGTTGGCTTCTCCGTGGAAAGCAAGTATGTCAACCTGCTGCCCGAAGTGCCTGAAAAGCTGTTTGAATCGGATCACGTGATCGCGGTGCATGACAGCAAGGAAGGCTGGGCCAAGGCATTCCGTTTGTTGTTGGCTAACCTGTACGCCGGCGAAATTCCAAAGTGGGACGTGTCCAAGGTTCGCGCCGCAGGCACCCGCCTGAAGACGTTTGGTGGCCGCGCATCGGGCCCTGAACCATTGGTTGACTTGTTCCAATTTGCTGTTAATATGTTTAAGCATGCCCGCGGCCGTAAGCTGAATACGCTTGAGTGCCACGACATGATGTGTAAAATTGGTGAAGTTGTGGTGGTTGGCGGTGTGC